TTTCACCCGGGGGTGCCATAGCGGCAAGCTGCTCAGCCATCTTGCGCGCGCGAAGCAGGTAGGGGTTCTCGTACTGCTTTGGCGGTGGCGGAGCCTTGATCTCGACGTCGGGCTTTAGTGGTGCGGGCGATCCCGGCGTGACGGTTACCGGCGGCGGCGTAGTCGCTGGCCCTGCCAGCTGCGCGACCTGCTCCGGCGGGACGGCCTCATAGACCCCGCCAAGACCACCAGCACCCTGAGGGAATGGACTGCGTCCAGCAACTTCAGGTCGTACATTCTGGCCCGGATCAGCTGGCAGCATAATATTCTTGATCAGCTGCGCCAGCGGAACGCCATTGTTCTGACCGCGACGGATGATGTCCTTAGCAAGGCGCTTTGCTTCATCATAGGAAAGCCTGTTAGCCATTAGCGAACATCCTTCAACCAGCCGATGCCCATCTTCGGGACACGCTTCTTAATGGGGCCACCGTCTTTCTTGCCAGTGAAGATATCGGCAATGGTGCCGACCCCGCCAGCAATCGCACCAATCGTCTGTGCCGTCGTGTTCGGGCCGGGGGCTGTCTTCGTCTCGGTACCAGAGCCACTGGCGCTTGGCCTGCCAACAAGGTCGATATATTTCCTCGCCTCATTGTAATCATAATCACGCTGGGCTTCCCAGTCCGACCGGAGCAGGTCAAGCGCTGCCTGCTCTTGCAACTGCCGCTGACGCCCAGCCGCCTCAAGCGCCGCTGCGTCCTTGCCAGCCATGCCCTGAATGTTTGCGCCAAGCGCCGCAGCCCTGTCTGCTGCCGTGAGATAGCGATCAGCCTCAGTATTGAACTGACCCATGCTCTTTTCGTAACCCTCACGCAGAGCCTTGTTCTGCTCAGAGAGCGCCGCCGCGTTGGCATCACGCACCGCGCGCGCCGTGAACTCAGCGCTGCGACCACCGCCAAACGTACCGCCACCGACGAAGGTGCGGTTTACCTGCGGGAGCAAGTTCTCATAAAGGTTGCGACCGGCTGCGGATCCAATTCCGGATACAACGCTTTCCGTGTAGGGGTTCATGTAGCGCGACACGACGCCGGGATCGGTGAAAGACTCAGTTCCGCTTGAGATGTAGTCTCCGGCGGCGCTGACATATGGCTTATAGTTTCCAACATTCTTGGAAACCATGTCGTAAGCCTGAAGCTGCTGCGGCGAGAAGGCGGCGATGCGCGGACCTGCCGTATACTTCTGATAGCCCTGATCAACAGAGTTACCGGCCATCGTGAGGGCTTTGGTATAGGCGTCAACAAGCCACTGAGGAAGCTTGGTCTGTGTGACAGTTTCTGTGATTGCCATTATACCATTCCTCCAACGGCTTTAAGCATTGTATCTATGCCCTTCTGGGGCTTTGCAATCTTTTTCACGTCCTTCCGGCCAGCCTGCTTGCGGACCATCTGACGCATCTTATCGAGGCGGCGAACCCCCTCATCGGTCGAGCCATCGCCCAGATCGGCAACATCCTGCGCGCTCCAGACGTATTCGCCATCTGAGAGCCATGCTGGGATGAGGTCTTCCTGACCGCTGCCAGCGCCCGTTACCTTGCCCGGGCCTTGGTGACCGCCACCTTTCCGATACTCGACAAGGTGCTTTACCATATCGTCATTGATTTCGCCACCTTCCTTCCGGCCACCGGCAGCAGCGGGAACAGTGGTCGGCGCCGCAGCAGGTGTCGTTGGAGCGCGAGTAAAGAACTCGTATTCCGTTTCTTGGTCGCCGCCAGCAATGCCATAGGTTGTTGGTGTATATGGATAGCGCCCGACGCCGGAGATGCCGCCGCCAGTGCCCGGAATTGTCGGGGTCAGAACGATTGGGTTGTACGTGAGGCCGGGGCCATTATCGCCACCACTGCCACCGCCACCACCACCGCCAGCGCCAGCAACGACGCCTGCGACTGTGGCCACGGCACCAACGACCTGAGCGGCGTCCTTGGCAATATCGAGGATTGATTTGTCGTCCTTGTCAGCTTCCTCTTTCGCGATCTCCTGCTGGAAATCGTCGCTGTTGATGAGGTCGCCAATGTCCGTCATGTTCGTCGAGAGAGGGCCACCGCCAATACCAGTGGTCTCTTCGCCCCCTTCAACCAGAAGGTCTTCAGGAAGCTCCCCGCCACCTTCAGATTTTACGGGGCCGTTATCGACTGGAATGTCTGGGCCGCCAATGCCGCCAGTGTCTTCGCCCCCTTCAACCAACAGGTTCTCAGGAAGCTCTCCGCCGCCGCCAGATTTCACGGCGCCGTCACCAGCTCCGATGCCACCTGTCTGTTGATAGCCATCGACAAAAATCTCATCATCTGTCGCGTTCGCCAAATCCAGAATTTCATTGGGGACGCTTAGGTCAGTAGTCTTCAGAGACGAGGGGAGTGATCCGATGCCCACACCCGGCATTGAGCCAGCGGTGACAACAATGTCACCCTGAGCGTTTGTGTTTGGAGCCCGTGACGTATTGCTTGGGGGTGATGAAAAGCCGCCAATGCCTGCGGTTCCGCCGCCAGCGGTAACGACGATGTCACCACCACCGCCTCCGCCGCCTCCACCACCGCCGCTGGCGGCGGCATTGCCCGCGCCCTTGAATAAATCCTTGACCTCAGGCGCAAGAGCTGTGGTAACGCCAGATATCACACCAGATTTTATTGCGTCACCAATGTCCTGACCAGTCAAAAGTCCGGCCGTGGTCGAGCTAAGGCCCGCCCCGATTGCCTTGCCGACCATCGCTGATGCGGTATTCAGACCTTCATTAATCATAGGCCCGAGGTACTTGGCACCAGCGGCTGGAACCGCAGCCATGACGCCGGCCTTTAGCGCGTCCCCAAGGCTTCCTCCCTGAGCAACGGTAAAGGCTGCAGCCGTTCCCCCAGCAGCCGCCATCTGGGCCGGAAGAGATGCGCCACTTGTAGCGACTGCAACACCGATCTGCGCGGCAACACTCAGGACTTGCAGGCCGATTTCCGTTGGGGACAGATTAACCTTCTCATGGGCAACGGAAGCGGACCCAATGCCCGGAGTGTCAACCACGATATCCCAAGTGGCTTTGTTGCCGCCTGTGTCCGACAGGCCCTGAGCAACCTCATTGGCCTTTGCGGCAGCGTCATATCCAATGCCTGAATAGACAACTTTGCCCGTCGAGTTGTCGACAACCGTTACAGCGCTGTTTGGCGTGACTTCATAGATATTATCGCTGTTTAGCGTGGAGGTCGCGTTGCCCTTGTTGGACAGCGGAGCGGTGAACGACTTCGTCTCACCTTCGTAACGACCGGCGCCAGCAAGCGGGCCCATGCTTCCGATCCCAGACAGGCTAGTGCCTGATGGACTAAAGCCAGCAAGGGACGCGATGTCCGCGTCGGACAGGCCAAGCCCCTTCAGGGCACTTACATCCATCTCGCCTGCAGTCGCCATCCCTAAGACCCCTGATTAATCACGTCATTGAAGCGCATGGCCCATTCGCGCCAGTCATCGAACTGGTAAGCATTCGGGACTCCAAGAGCCGCAAGTGACGCAATGGTTGATAAACCAGAAGCCCAGTTTTTCCAATCTCTTTCGTCCATGAGGCGCACCGCCACGCCGAAGTCCTCGATGGACGGGAACATATAGTCCGCCCAGTCCACCACATTGTCGACAATGCGCGGGTCAATCGTGGTTGTGACGATCCTCGCCATTAGCTCTGATACCTGCCGTCAGCCGCCTCGATGTGGACGATGATCTGGCCCATCTGATAGTCGCCGCCAACCGTGTTCGAAGAGAAACGGAACCGCAGTTCGCGGCGCTGCTCCTTGAAGAACACCTGCTGCTCATACTTCTCTGACGCGACAGCCGGGAAGGTGTGCAGTGGCCCGTTGACCTCAGGCGCGCGGGCGTTGATGCGGCCGGTGATCTGGACCGTCATGTCACCCTGCTGCACGAAGTCAGGCTCGATCATTTCAACGTGCAGCGCCTTGCTTTTCGGCGTGTCTGACGTGAGCAGGGATATGTCGCCAGTCTCGAAATAGCTCTCGACCGCGTTGAGCGAGGCGCCGTCAATCTCGTCAACGCCAAACTCATGCTGCCAGATGCGGTAGCGGGTTGGCCCATTGCTGATGACGCGGGTGGCCTCACCTTCAGTGATGCGCGTGTCGCTGGCTTCCGTGATGCGGATGTCGGGAACGCCCGGGCTGATAGGGCTGATGCCTGCAAGGATCGGGCGGTTCAGGCTGCCAGCATAGATGCCTGCGGAGCGGCCATTGTTCGGCAGCTCAGTGTCGTACCATGTCTGCTCACGGAAGTTGTAAATCACCGCATGCGTACATTCCGTCGCATCGCCACGCGGATAACACCACCAGATTTCCCCGAAGCGCGGCACCTTGTACACGAAGATCTTGTTCGCATACGCACGGTTAAGGCCGTCGAAGAAATAGTTGATGTTCATGTTGTTCGGCACTTCGCGAACGACGCCGTTGTACATCATGAAGCGACCGTCACCGACCCAGAAGTAAATGCCGTCATACTCGATCACGCTGTTGGACGCGATGATGGACGACGAAGAGCTGATCGTGTCGAACGCGAACACATCCGTGCCGCCCGTGTAATAGACGCGGATCAGGCTATCGAGCGTCCACAGCAGGCCAGCAGGGTTCTGGCCACCGCCACGCAGCGGCAGGCCACGCACGATCTTCGAGGACGCGATGAACGCATCGCCAGCATCGCCGCTTGTGAAGTTCGTGGGGTCATTGGCGTCCGACCACTTCACGAACCCGTTCGACGAAAACATGAACAGGTACGGGTGCAGCACCACGACGCCGCCGGAGACGGCAGCGGTTGGGATCGGCGTCAGCGCTGCCGTATTATAGATGTCCCCGATGTACGCCGGGTATGCTGCGCCGGTTGAGATATCGAGCGCCGCATCTGTAGCGTGCGCAATCACCACCGTCGTGCTGCCAGCGCCGTCATACAGGGCGTCGAATTGCCACATGAAGTTCGGGCCACCCGTGTACGTCGCCGGAGTCCGGGAGATCACAGAGCTGGTGTTGCCAGCGCCATCAATCGTCATGCGCTGCACGCCTTCTCCGTAGCCCATATGGGTATAGGTGAAGTTATTCAGGGACTGAAGGTGGAACTGGTTGACCACGCCTTCAACGAAGTTCGTGATCTGCCGATAGCCGCCGATCTTACGCGGCAGCCCGCGCTGAAAACGAACCCATTGTCCGTCAACGTAGAAGTTCCCCTCGAACTTCGTGCCGTCGCGCTTGATGCCGGCCTCTGATTTGACGTTAACGGGTACGAGCATCGCGGCGCGATCCTATGGCAATTGTTACTAGGTGGTCGGCGCCTCAGGCTCAGGTTCAGGGGCGGGCTCAGGGGCCTGCAGGCCGTCCTCAGTCACAACCCAGCCAGCCTGAACATCATCTTCAACCGGCACGCAGCCAGCAAGCACGTCAGGGTGAAAGCAGTCGGCAATGTCGAAGCCGTCGATTGGCCTCAGCACTTCGGTTACAACACCATCTTGAATTCGAGCTATGTTTGCCATGATCAATACTCCACGATTACAAGGCCTTGACCACCGAACGTGATGTTATTTTGAGCCCCTCCGCCCGGAGATCCGGGTGTAGAGCTGCCAGCACCCGCAGCTCCACCGCCGTTGGTCGCTGCTCCGGTGGTTGCGCCAGACCCTGTTGCAATGAAGTCAAGTGATGAGTTGGGGATAATATTTATAGGAAGGCTAAAAAATCCAGCGGCGCTAACGGTGGCGGTGCTGCCGCCACTTCCACCACCAGAATTTCCCGATGTCCCTAGAGCGTTTGGAGCAATCCCGCCATTGCCACCATTGCCGAAAACGCCAGCGGCTCCGCCCCCGCCGCCATTAGTGCTGCCGGTTCCAGTCCCCCCGCTTCCACCGATATAGTTAATATCCCCGCCAATTCCAGTGCCTCCAGCGCCCCCAGCAGCTGTAGAAGTACTAGACCCGCCGGTCGCAGAAACAAAAGACCCAAACGACGATGAGCCCCCGGCAGCGGCCAAAACTCCAACTCCGACAGTGACGGCTACAGTTGTTACTGAGCCCACGTCAATGACCTTCATTGCAAAGCCACCGCCCCCGGACCCTCCCAAGCCACTAATGGTATTTCCGTTGGTAGAGCCCCCTGCGCCCCAGACTCGCACGCGGATACGGCTAACACCGAATGGCACAGTAAATGTGCCAGACGCGCCAAACACTTGAATTAGCCCATTGCCAAACACGCCGGTGCCGGGGTTGTTCGAAAGAGAAACGGTTGGAGCAGGAATAGTCATCAGTTGTTCCCCATGATCACAGTGCGACCAATGACCATACCATTAGTCCCAAAGGTAAGCGGATTGCGGAAGTCAAAGAGAGTTGCCGGAGTTGCCGCCGAATAGTTTGAATTCAAAGCCGCCGTGCCCCTCGTTTGCACAAGGCCACTGCTACCTGAGGCCGCAGCGGTCACCGAAATCCCTTGCAGTGAATACCCACCCTCTGGCGTGAGTACGAGAGTTGACGTGGAAATGTCCGTGCCTGCGGTCAGCGTGGCGTTCGTAGTGAATGGCATAGCAGCTATCGATGTAAATGCAGGGTATTGGTTGGAGTCGAGATACCCGATAAGAATAGCCTCCCCGATATGGGGGATTGCAGAAATCCCGCCGGAAGTGCCCGTGTAAGTAGAAACAGTTGTTATCGTAATCGCTGCGGTAGTAATGTCACTTGATCCATTCATCGGCGGGGTGAACGGCGATAGGGCAAGAACCGCCGTCCTAGCGGCAACAATAACAGGCGTGCCAAGTGCGGTGTACCCAATTGTTGCGGGGGTAGCGCCCCCGCTGAGTGAAAGCCCGCTGAAAGAACCGCCAAAAGACTGCACGTCGGTTTGGTTCCCAGTATTGATCAGTGGGTTCATACTAATCAATCTATAAGCACTGGGCCCGGTATCAACCCCAAGAAAATATGCTGTCGTACCCGGTGAGGGAATAGGGTTTACGTTCATGTTATTATTGCTGGTGCCAAAGCTAGCACTACCCTGAATAGTCGACGAAGCGGCAGCTAAGAAAGAAGAGGCCCCGGTTTGACGCACAACATAGCTGTAAACATTATTACTTGTATCATTGTTATATGCGGCCAACACGAATGCGCTGGATTTAAGACCGATTACCTGAGGATATTTCCAATCGGTTGTTGCAGTAAGGCCGGGGCCAAGGCGCGCGGTAACAGTCCCGTCGCTCTTAACAGCTCTTACCTGTATAAAATTGGTGTTGTCCAAGAAGCCTACAGCAACGTGGCTGCCATCTCCAAAGCTTGTAGATGAAACATAGTTTGTTCCACCACTGGAAACGGCGGTGTCAATGCTTCCAGATGTTACAACAGTCAGGGATGAGTTGTAGATTTGATAGCGCAAAGTGTTTGCGGAAGTATCAGTATAAGTTACTAAAATATTTCCATTTGCAAATGTTGCAACTGTTGTAAAAAAAGTTCCGTTTACAGAGCCAGTAGATGATACTGTTACTGGGCCGACCAACAAAGCTCCTGCTGCGCTATATTTTGAAATGAAAGTCTGGTAAGGAGATCCGCTTCTTGACCAAACAGCCACAAACTCTCCGTTTGACAGCGGAGCAAGCAAGAGCCTTTTTGCCGCGTTCGATCCATCGACAAATGTTTTCGCGATAATCGTGGATCCGGTCGCATAAGTTATTGGATATGTGCCGGTCGTCGCAATCGTGAACCTTGCAATAGCCGCCGTTGATACGCCACGTACATACGCACCCAGTGCATAGGGCCCTTGTGATCCATAAGGGTACGTGATGGTAGCGCCACCAACCAAAGCATAGGTGGTGTTGCTGTACGCAAAGTAAGCAACCCCCATCGGCGTCACGTTGGCGTTGAGCGTGTAATTTTGCGCGTTAGCAGGGAATGTTCCGAAATAGACGCGAGTGTTTCCGGACACGACAATTGGCGTAAATTGATTGCGATAGGTCATGCCGGTAACGGAGTTGATGCGCACCGCCGATGAAAGAGCTACATTTGAAGAGCTAAATGGCTGAAGATACAGCCCGATCCCAGAAGTGGACAAAAGCGGGGCGCTATAGAAAATAACGTAGCCTCCAGAAGCTCCCTGCGCAAACGCGCCAAACGCGGCGTTGGCAGAAAGTGTAGTGGAGGAGATAATGCGAGTGCCCACTGCCGCCGTTGTGCCGTCCCATGTGATAACGACAACGCCGGCCCCATCTTGGGCAAAGCCACGAATTACGCCGTCCGAGGCGATAGCAATAGCAACTGCCGCAATCCCCGTGAGGGTTGTAATCGTAGAGGTTGTCTGCTGTACACCGCTGGAATTATAACGCCGCATCGTGAGCGACGTTGCGCTTGAGTTGAATATGACTTGAATGTTGTTCGAGCTGTCGTCGACAAAGTCCCAGAACTGGGTAGCGGAAGCAAACGTGACAACTGAAACAAGGCCGGTCGTTCCGAACGTGGCGTCAAATCCAGCCGTAGTCACCTTACGCAGAGAAAAGACACCAGCGGCAACATATCCAATGACAACCGATCCATCAGATAGAGACTGAAGCTTAAGCCGACTGGTGGCCGCAGTTGATGTAAGCGTAAGCGCCGCATTCAAAACAGCTGTGGCAGCCGTGCCGTCCGCATTGTAAAACCTAGCGTTTAGGTTGAATGAGGTTGACGTAATAGGCGTGCAAACGATAGCAAAACCACCCGCAGGAAGCGCAATCACACTCACTTGCCCCGGACCCAAGATGGTCATGGTGGTGCTGGTTTCAGCAACCACAGGAGTTCCAGAGCTAGTCTCAATGCGGAAGTTTACGGTAGCCGCAGACGCATATGTCGTTGTGTTGCCAGTGGCGTAAGCGTACACAATGTTGCCATTGGTCAGCTGCGCAGCAACCTGACTTCCCTGCGATCCACCCAACTGCTCGACATAAGTAAGCTCATTGTAGGTTGTTGCGGTGGAAGAATAAACCGGAACCGGGAGGCTTCCGACATCAAACATGCCAGTGGATAGTGCGCCAGTCGGGACTACTCCGTAACCCAACCGGGTCTGATACACATAGTCCCCAGCGGTGAAGCCCGATGGAGAGGCAGGGAGTGCGATAACATTAGCGGAATCGCCAGAAAGCGTGCGGCCCATTCTTAAACCTCCTCGTAACCATATACGCTAACACCCAACCCGGTAGAAGCTGCGTAGACCACCACGGCCTTAGTTGCGTTCATTACGATCCCACTCCGCTCAAGCATGCCGTTTGCGGGGATAATGGTGTCGTATTCAATGTATTCAGATGTCGTCGGCGTCCCAGAGGATGCAATGGCCAAGCGAATAGCAATTGAGAGAACCGTTGTGTTGACGATGCTGATCGTCGCAACCGCCGTCGTCGCTGAAGGAACGGTGTAGACCACCGTGTTGGTTGTCGCTGCTGGCGACACTTGCCCTAAAATTCCAGTCGCCATCGCCTCAATCCCTATTAGAAGCTGGAGAAATAATACGCCTTAGGCGTCGAGATACCACCTGCTTGCTGCCAACTCAAGTTCGCACCGTCAGTTCTCAAATATTTGCCTGCATTACCAGTCTGAGATGGGAGGATCGTTGATGCGCTGACAACGCTCCACGTCCCATCTCCACGCAGATAATTGGTCGCGTCCGGCGTGCCGGTCGCTGCGATGCCTGCCATCGGGATCGCGGACCATGCCCCAGCACCACTCAAGAATGTGTTGGCGCTGGCAGTCCCCGTCGCGGTGATCTTGCTGGAGGTAATCGTGGACCACGTCCCATCCCCGGCAAGGAATGTGGTTGAACTCAACGTGCCAGTTGCATCGATACCGCCGACCGGCACGTATGCCCATGAAGCCGTTGTTCCGTTTGTCGTGATGAACTTGCCGGCATTACCTGCCTGACCCGGAAGTGCTGCCGAGAATGCAGCCGCCGTAACAAATGCAGTGGTGGCGATCTGGACTGAGTTGGTTCCCGGCGCTGCTGTCGGCGCCGTTGGGATGCCGGTAAGGCCCGGGCTGTCGACGAGGACGACGTCGGTGCCGGAGCCGGTTGTTCCATACGACGTACCCCAAGACGTTCCCGTGCTGAGCGGGATGCCAGCGCCCGGGTACACCGTGACGCCTGTGCTGGCGATTGTGATCGCGCCAGAGCCGTTGGTGATGCTAACCCCAGAGCCCGCCGTCAGGTTGGCAAGAGTGTAATCGCTTCCGTTGCCGATCAGCAGCCGACCGTTTGCCGGTACAGTCGCAAGACCCGTACCACCCTGAGGTACGCTCAGCGGCGTCGTCAGGCCCGAGAGGGAGGTGATGTCGCTGTTGGCCCCAGAAGCAGCCGCGCCAATCGACGCACGCGCCACAGCGCCGTTGGTGGCCGTGAATAGGCCGATACCAAGCGACGTGCCACCCAGATTGATCAGCGCCGTGCCAGCCGTCGTCGCGCTTGTACCACCCTGAGCGATGGAGACAGGGACACTGAGGTTCGCCGTCTCTGCCTGAACGACGTTCGTGCCGTCGCAGTACAGGATGGAGGCGCCATTCTGGACGACGATCACGCCAGTGCCGGAAGCGGTCTTCACGGTCAGCGTGTAGCTGCCGGTCGTGGTGTTCCGGATCCAGTATTGCTGGATCGTGTTCGGAACGATGATCTCCATGTCCGCGGTCAGGACGCCGCTGAACTGATAGGCGATGCGGTTCAGGTTTGTGCCCGAAAGCGTGTACGGGCTGGGCACCCCAGTCAGGCTAATCGACACATAGTCGAACGCGAACGTCGCGCTCTGGCCATAGCCGATGGTGTAGAAGTTGCTTCCGTCCGTGATGATGCGCGCGCTGTCACCGGGATTGAAGACCAGAGTCGCCTGACCGTTGATGAGTTCGCCGCCGGAGGTGACGACCGTGAGGCCACCAGAGCCCGAGTTGCGGGCGTCGAAGAACCAGTCGTTGCCTGCAGCCGCAGCGGACGGCATCGTGAACGTGCCAGCGCCGCCGTTCCAGACGAGTACGCGCGCACGGTCGACAGAGGACAGCGCATAGTTGGCGGACAGCAGTGTCGTTGGCGCCGCCTGATTGAGCGTCGTCGTGATCGCCTTGAGGCCTGCGCCGGCCAGCGCACTTGCTGAGGCGGACGACGTCCCAGCGCCGTACTGGATCGGACGCCATGTACCGTTAACGGTCGAATTGCCCGTCAGATAAATCTGCCAAGCCTGACCAGCGGCAATCGTCTGGATCGTGTTGCCGCTGTTATCTGCGACCGTGAACGACGATGCGCCGACGTTGAAGAACAGCGCGGTCTGGCCGACACTCGCCTGCGTTGCGTCGGGCATGCGGATCGTGAGGCTGCCAACAGACGGTGTGACATCCATGATGGACGCGACGACGTTGGTGTCGGTGGCAAGCTCTGTCGGCCATGTGAGCGTGGTGTTCGCCGTTAGGGCGATGGCGCGATAGCTTACGTCTGCCGGATAAATGACAGTGCCACCAAAGGTATTTGTGAAACTGGGCACTTATCAGTCCTCCCTGCGGATGATGCCACGGTCCACGATCTGGCGGATGTCTTCGCCATTGAGCGCCGCGACGGCACGGTCGTAGAAACCCTGCCAGATGGGGATAATTTCTTCGTTCTTCAGGAACGGTGCGGCCTCCATGAGCGAAGCATAGAGCAGCGCGTTGGGTGCGTATTCCGTGAACCAGTTCGTCTGAACGTCGTCGCCAAGAAGAGGAGGAAGCTCGTAATAGATCAGCTCATACGGGAACGGCGCAGACGGTGTCGGCGCGAATAACCAGTGCTGGTAATCGTAATCAGCGTAGAAGCGCGGCGTGCCGGTCAGCGTCTGGTTCGGCCAGTACTGGCGCAGATATTCATACGCGCGCGGGAAGACCTCTTGGGTTGTGTTGTACCCAGTGCCGGTGCCAACCCGGATGCTGACAGTCTCACGCCAGCGGTCAGGCTTCTGGTACGTGGCCTGCCCTACCGTCATCACAGAGTTGACGACGGACACTGTGCCTTGGATCTTCAGCTCTCTGGCGAGGCGGCGCTCAGCCAAGCCGACAAGGCTGGGAAGCTGAATGTAAACGGAGGGATCCGTGGCCAACGTAGCTCCACGCTCCAGATAGTTCCGGAGGTCGTTGAGCAGACTGGTGTACGTCATTGCGGTGGCCATAGCGGGAGCCTTACATCAATTCAGTAACGGCTGCAATCAAAGCTGCAACGGCGGCAGCCACCGCAGCAACCTTGCCCTTGGAACCCATCAGCTTCACCAGAAGCGTTGGTTGAACTGGCAGGTTCTCGCCGACGACGCCTTCGGCTTTTTTCTTCAGAGCCTTGGCTGCAATTTTCTTCAGGTTCATGTCGATCTCCTCACGCCCAAGTGGCGTATTTCTTCGTCTTTGCCTTGCGGTCGTCGAGGCCGTGCGTGCCGCCATTGATACGCTTTGTTAACGCAAGAATGGCTGCGTCGTTGATGCCCTGATCGCAGATGCCCCAGAGCTTGTTCTTGTCGAAGAACCAGAGCGCGCTCTCAAAGGCCAGTTCGGTCGCGACGATGTCAGGGTTGTCCATGATGTCTGGACGACCAATGTAATTGGCAAACGCTTGGTACGTCTCCTTGCCAGTTAATTGGAGGGCCCCGCGTCCACGAAATTTCCACCCGTCGCCGCTGCTCTCAGGGCCATTGCCCATGCGGTTGGCGTAGACGCGATTGGCAATCTTCTGCGGCTGTCGCTCATACAAGCGCGCTTCCAGATCGGTCTTGAAATACTTGCCGAAGATACCGCGCAGGCCCTTGGCGCTGTAATTCAGGTTCTCTGAGAACGTCTTGAAGCCGCCCGACTCATGCGCCGTTTGAGCAAAGAAATGCGCAGCCCGAGCAGGCGACAGCTTATAGTAAGCCGCACCGCGCTTGAAAGTTCCCGGGCCAAACGCACCATCTGCCGTAACTCCGATCTTTTTCTGAAGTTCAATCAGGCTCACTTGTCGTCCTTCCGACTATTCCAAAGCTCAAAGAGCGTCTTGATCTTCTCCTCCGCCACGCCGAGACGGACGTCCATCTTGGCGAGGATAATCGTCAGAGTGATAAACGCAAGGACGATGGGCCAAAGCTGGCCGATCATCTCGACGGTGGAGAGATTGCCTGCCATTTACGCCGCCGGATTGCGCCAGTCAGGAAAGTCGTCCTCATCAACCACGCCGTCGCCGTTGGCGTCATAGCGCAGATCGTTGCGGTACTTCTCCCACGGGGCCATGTCGTCGTCATCTTCGTTGTCTTCCACAATTGGCCCTTCGTGAGACACAACAGGATTTGGCGCTACTGGATGAGACACAACGGGCTCAGGCTCCGGCTCAGGCTCAGGCGCGTCCAGTTCGAGCGGGGCCTCAGGCGTTGCCTTGCCGACGTTATTCAGGCTCAGGCCGCCCAGCAGGCCGACGAACGCGCCGACGATGGTGTTAAACGCAGGTCCGATGATTGAAAAGATTTCTGTGTTGTCCACGTCCTTCATAAACAGGCCAAACATCAGCGTGAAGATCACGGCGCACATAATCATCGCAAGGGTCACAACGGTGACGCGCAAGATCCACTCGACAGTGTCAAGCGCGCCGGGTTCCTTGCTGGTGAAGTGGTCAAAGATGCTCATCGGTCTGCCTTATTGTCTAGCTTATCCTCAATCCGGCGGAGGTGCATCATCACCTCGTCGAACTTCTTGTCGATGGCGTTGAACTTCTCATCGCCGAAACCGAGACGCGCCTCAAGAAGCGTCAGCTTGTTGGTTAAGTTGACCCAAACCGTGATCAGGGCCCCAATGAAGCTGAGGGCCGTAATGACAAAGCCAAGGATGGTGAAGATGGTGGTGGTGTCCATTATCTCAGGTTCCTCAGCTTATAGATTGCAGAGAGGTACACGCCGGTCAGCGTGTCGATCAGGTTGGCCACTGCGCGGTTGCCCTTGCAGATGCCTTCGTGATTTTCCTCAATCCAAAGAGCGTCTGCCTCAAGGCATTTCAACGGATCGGTCGGCGTGTTGGCCGGAACCGGGATGGTGCCGATCAGATCATACGCGCCCTGATACGCTTCAACGAGCGGATCGATGGCATCGATAACGCCATCATAGAACTCACCCAAAGCCATGTGCTTGGCAAAGCTGCCCTCCCCCTTCGCGCGCCAGTGGGCGAAGTGAGCGAGGTTTCGTGCGTAGAACACGCGGCTGATGAGCTGCTCGATCATTATGCGATCCGCATCACAGGGCAGATGATTGATGGGATTGCAGGGGCAATGGCGCCGATTGCTGTATGCTCAATCGTCACAGCAATGTTACTCGGAAGCCACATTATCTCAATGTACTGACCCGCCGTGACGGTATCAAAGAAACTCAAAGAGAACACAGCTGCGCCACCATCAGCCGCCTTGGGGATGGAAATGATCGTTGCGGAATTGGCAATGTTTGTGCCGTTTTTGCGGAACCAGATGGTTGCCGTGTAATCGGAAGCCGCCGAGTTGGCGAACTGGATTGACGGGGCGAACATGTAAGTTCCGGCAGCAGTCAATGTGATCTGCGTGCTGGAAACGACGCTGACGCCAGTGCCGGTAAGATCGGCGTTAAACGTCACAGCAGTCGCAGCCGAGACGTTGCCAGTCTGATCTGCAGTGCTTGAAGGCTGACCGGAGGCGCGACCGGCCAGATCGAGGAACGGGATCGTCGCACTCGCCGTCATCGCCGACGTGCCATTACCCTTGACGTAGCCTGTGAGCGTTGCCGCACCAGTACCACCCGTCGCAACCGTGCGGACGTTCGTTGCCGTCGCCGCGATATCAGACGCTGCTACCTTGCGGCTAAAGCTGCTCTGAACCGTTTCGAAAAGCTCCGTGCCAGCAAGTGGCGTAGAGGCCGCTGTGAGGTCTGTGATCTTTGCGTTTGCCATTATGCCAGTCCGTACAATATGTTGAGGTAGACAGAGTATGCGTTTGCCGCAGCCTCCTGCGCATCCGTCTGAGCGTCCTGAGAGTCAGGGCGTGGGTTCTTCAAAGGCACAGGATCGGGCTTGAGCAGCAGGCGCCGATAATATGGCTGAGGGACATCATCGCAAGAAGCGCAAACGTAAAGGCTAAGGCCAACAGGCACCGAGCCTCCGCGATAGTCCTTCTTCTGGCGCAGCTGCGTGTGCTGAACCATGAAGCCGCAACCGTCGCAGATCGCAAGACCGTGCGGCGACTTTGCGTCAAACTGTGGTTGGCTTCTATGCTTGCGACCTTTGCCGTATGCGTACTGCATCAGTACCCCCACTGGTCAATGGTGATACGCAGAGGAACCTTTTCGCGATCTTCAGCCGCAGCGCGGGTGTACGCGCCGTCAGCCAGACCCTGAAGGAACTCAAGGCGATCTGGCGCGAACTTCACCGAAAGCTTTGCAGCGAGACCGGCGGCGATAGCTTCCATCCAGCGGTTCGGCGCGTCCATGCTGTCGGTGAAATCGCCCGCGTCCTCTTGGATTTTCATCCGGTGATAGAACAGCGTGACACCAGCGCTCTCAGGCGCTTGCCAGATGTACAGGCGCGGCGTGATCGTGCGCTGAAAATAATACTGGAACGGACGCTGGCCGAGCTGCGCCTTGTTCGGGATTGCGTCGTATTCCGCCCGGCTGATCGGCGACATCATCAGATCCGTTGCCTGAGCCCCGGACATGGTGCGCGTATAGACCTGCAGGATCGAAACGGTGCGCGGCTCAAGGTCGTAATAGAGGACGCCCGGCAGCAGCGTGATGGACTGGAGATCAACAGCCCACAGGTTGGGGCCATTGTTCGCCCAGTCCGAGAACATGTAATTGATCGAACGGCGCGCGCTGTCGATGTCGTTAGAGGACAGGGTAGCAGGGTTCCGACCGACGCGCTCATATGCTTCCGTGATGATATCGATCTGTTCGGTGTCACCAAACGTATATGTGCCGCTCGTCGTCATCTGAACCTCGCCGTTTTCTTGGCGATGGCCTTGGGCTGGGAAACGAACTGCTTGCCAGCCTTCTTACCTTCGCGCTTGGCGTTGCTTGTAGCAGCATATTCGGCCGGCGTCAGCGATTTAATGGCAGCCTTCGGCAGGTAGCGCTCTCCAGTCTTGCTGGATGGCTTTCCGGACTTGGTCGTCCAGTCCTGCTTCGTCCAGTCCTTGAGAGACTGCTGGGGCTTCCTAATCGGCATAGCCGCCACCCTTGGCCTTATAAGACTTGGCCAGCAGCTGCGCCTTGCGCGCGGACCACTGGCCAGCCTTTGTGCCCTGCGTCTCGCGGGCCTTTATGCTTTTGAACAAGCGTTCGCGCAGGCCGGGCTTCGTATAGTTACCGGACTA